TCCTGGCGCATGTGATGAAATGATTGCTTCATTAAAGGCTGAAATTGGTGCGTGTCTCTGTGCTCATACAATTGATGGTTAAATATGCCATGCACAGGATGTCAGCGCAGAAAGAAAAAATTAATAGCTTTTGCGAATAGATTAGTTGGGAGACAGCCAATGGCTAAGACTGAAGAAGATTTATTTAGTAAGCTTCTTAAGCATAAGGAACCTTCACCTGAACTTAAGGCAAAGGTTATTGAAAATCTTAAGAAAGATAAAGATAAGTTTAAGGAATTTGATGCAAAGTTAGAAAAGGCCCCTAAGACTCGCGAGGCATTTCGTAAGTTATTCGACGGTGAGATGGGCAAACTTATTGGGAGTTAGTTATGCCTTACGATGAAGTAATGCATAAGTTTAAGCATGGAAATCTTCATTCAGGTTCTAAAAAAGGACCAAAAGTGAAGAATAGAAAACAAGCAATTGCTATTATGCTATCTGAAAAGAAAAAAGCAGATAGTGGTGCTAAACCTGAATATCGTGGTAAGAAACATGATATTGGTCCGTCAAAGAAGTTAAGGAGTAAGCATCATGTTTAATACTGGTCCTTCTAGCGGAATTATGGCTAGACAACGTAAACCTAAAGGCCCTGCTGGTCCTGGTACTCCTACACCACCAGATAGTAGTTTTGCTGGTCCTGTTAAACCTATGCCTAATATTCCTCTTGGTGGATTTAGACCAATGCCACCAATGGGACCAATGGGACCAGGACCAGGATTTAGTGGAACTATGCCAGTTCCTAGTCCTAATCAGCCTCCACCAATGGGAGTTTCACCAAAATTAAATACTGGTCCATTTGGTCCATTAATGGGAATGCGTAATACTGGTAGTCCCATGCCTATGCCTGATAATGGAGGATTTAATAATCCTATTCCATTTGATTCACCTAGTCAGCCTACACCGCCATTAGGTATTAGATTTGGTGGAACTCCTAATGCTGCTCCACCTATGCCACCAGAAGAAACACCTATGTGGCAGCGTTATTTAATGTTGAATCGTGGAACGTAAATGAAAACTTCTCCTGAAATTCAAGCTCTACTTAAAACCGTTATCAGTCATTTTGATAAAGAGGATAGAGCTATACGCGAACGTCAATTAAGAACTTGGCGTCGTCTAAAACTATTTTGGGAGGGGTTTTCTCAAACATGGTATAGTGAAGTTGCGCATGATTGGAGGATTTGGGACCAAGAGGATAATACTGACGAAAATAACCAGGCTTATTATGATAAGCCAGTCAATATTTTCCGTGCTTATCTCGAATCCATTATTGCTGCATTATCAGTAACAGTTCCACCTGTTAAATGTTTTCCTGATGATGCTGACAATACTCTTGACTTGTCAACTGCTAAAGCAGGGGATAAAATTGCTGAACTGATTTACAAGCATAATGATGTTCCATTACTTTGGCTTCATGCATTATTTGTCTTTTGCACGGAGGGGATGGTTGCTTGTTACTGCTATCCAAAAGCTGATGAAAACTATGGGACGTATGAGAAAAGAAATTTTGAGGACAATGAAGAAGAACATTCCATTGTCAGATGTCCAAGTTGCGGATATAATATTAATGATTCGGTTAATGGTCAAACTGGACAACCCTCACAATTATTGGGTAATGAACAGCAACCAATCGGTGGACAAATTGGAAATGATGGATTAAATTCTGACTTAAGTCAATTTGATGATAAATTAGAATTAAATGAAGATAAATTCATGCCTGATGATTCTGATGTAGCTATTCAAGATTACATTAATCAAGAGGGAACTGATTTATGTCCAGCTTGCGCGCAACAGATTATTCCTTTATTAGTAAAAGAAACATTAATTGTCTCAAGACTAACTGGAATTACTAATGAACCTAAAACTCGTGTTTGCATGGAAGCATATGGTGGACTGAATGTTAAGGTTTCCAATTATGCTCGCAAACAGGAGGAATGTCTTTACTTACTTTATGATTATGAAACTCACTATGCATATGCATTGGAAAAGTATGAGGAATTAGATGGTTCTAAAATCAGAGATAAGATTAAAGGACCATCAGGACCAAAAGACCCATATGAAGCATGGGCTAGATTAAGTCCACAATATCAGAATTCATATCCTGATAATACTGTTACTGTTAGACAAGCATGGTTAAGATTAGCTTCATTCAATGTTCTTGATGAAGAAGATTGTAATACACTTAAAAAGAAGTTTCCTAATGGAGTTAAGGTAACTTTAGTAAATAATGAATTTGCTGCTGCGGAAAATGAGTGTTTAGATGATTGCTGGACACTTACTTATAATCCATTAGCAGATTACATTCATTATGACCCATTAGGATTATTCCTTGTTTCAGTTCAGGAATTAGTTAATGACGTACTTTCATTAACAGTTCAGACAATTGAACATGGAATTCCACAGACATTTGCTGACCCTAAAGTATTGAATTTCAATGCCTATAGGCAAATGGAATCTACTCCGGGTGGTATTTATGAGGCACAACCTAAGAGTGGTCAGAGTTTACAAGAAGCATTTCATGAGGTAAAAACTGCCACTCTTAGTGGAGAAGTATTACCATTCTTTCAGCAATTACAGTCATTAGGTCAACTAGTGTCTGGTGCTCTACCATCGTTATTTGGTGGAGCAATGCAGGGACAAGGAGAAACAGCATCTCAGTATTCTATGTCTCGTGCACAAGCTCTTCAAAGATTACAAAATACATGGAAGATGCTGACTTATTGGTGGAAGAATATCTTCGGTAAAGCAGTTCCAATGTTTATCGAAGAAGTTGAAGATGATTTACGAGATGTGCAAAGAAAGGATGATGGTTCCTTTGTCAATGTATTTATTCGTAAAGCAGAACTTGAGGGAAAAATTGGCAAAGTTGAACTTGAAGCAAATGAAAATCTTCCAATTACATGGGCGCAAAGAAAAGATGTTCTCATGCAGTTACTTCAGACGGGGACGCCTGAAATATTACAAATCTTAGGAAGTCCTGAAAACTTAGGAGTAATTCGCGAGGCTATTGGATTAGATGAATTTTTTGTGCCTGGTGAAGATGATGTTGAAAAACAACTTGATGAAATTAAGTTACTTTTAGCATCACAACCATTTCCAGGTATGCCACAAATGGACCCAAATACAGGTCAACAGGTAATGGGTCAAGATACACCATCTGTTGAAGTTGACCCTGATTATGATAATCATCAGGTTCAATTTGAAATTTGTCGCAAGTGGATTATCAGTGAAGAAGGTAGACAAGCTAAAAATGATAACCAAGCAGGATATACTAATGTATTACTGCATGGTAAGCAGCATTTAATGTTTGTCCAACAAGCTCAAATGGCTCAACAGGCTCCTCCTGATGGTAACGGTGCTCCTAATCAGGAAAAGCCCAATACTTACGACCGTAAAGCGCCCATAAAGGATGATTCAAATGTTCAGACTCAATAACTTATTCTTATTCTCTCCTGCTGATGATGATTCGGGTAGTTCTATTCCACAAGTAGGACCAGGTGGAGATGATAAGGATGATGTAATTAAATTTCTTGGGGAAGATGATGAACCTGAAGAAAAATTAGATTTAACCGAGAAAAAAGATAAAAAAGAAAAGAAAGAAGTAGTTGAAGATGATGATTCTGATGAATCTGAATCTGAATCAGAAGAATTAGATGAAGAAGAAAATGAAGAAGATGATGAATTAGCAGCATTATTAGATGAAACTGAAGAACCTAAAGAAGAACAATTAGAACTTGTTACGCCAGTTCGTAGGCGTGAAATTCTTAATAAATATCCTACTTTATTTAAGGATTTTCCCTACTTAGAGAAGGCATACTATCGCGAACAACAATTTACTGAATTATTTCCAACTATTCCTGATGCTAAACAGGCTGTAGAAAAAGGTAAATCCTTCGATATGTTCGAGAAGGATTTAATGAGTGGAAATGCAGAAAATCTTTTAAAAGTTATTAAAGATGGAAATAGTAATAGTTTCTATAAGATTGTTGATGATTTCCTTCCAACTTTAGCTCGTGTTGATAATAATGCTTATACTCATGTACTAGCTAATACTATCAAACATACAATCATTAGTATGTTGACTGAAGCTAAGCGTAGTAACAATGAAACATTACAGAGTGCTGCTGTTATCTTGAACCAATTCGCGTTCGGTAATAGTGAATTTACAGCACCTACTCGATTAGCTAAAGAAGAAAAGCCTAATGATAAGGAAGATGAATTAAAGACTCGCGAACAACAATTCGTGAAACAACAGTTTGATACTGCTACTACGGACCTAAATGGTAGAGTTAATAATGCAATCATGAATGCTATTAACACTAACATTGACCCTAAGGGTTCGATGACAGATTATGTGAAACGAACCGCAGTTAGAGATGCTAATGAACAATTAGCTACTTTAATTGATAGAGATACTCGTTTCAAAACCATTATGGATAGACTTTGGGAAGATGCTTTTAGACGAGGATTTTCCCGTGAATCTGTCGATAGAATCAAATCAGCTTACCTATCTAAAGCACGAACACTGTTGCCTTCAGTCATAAAAAAGGCCCGTAATGAAGCATTAAAAGGGATTGGTAAGCGAGTTAGAGATACTGAAGAATCTGGAACAAAGTCACGTTCCCAAAGAAGTTCTAGTGACAAAAGTGAAAAGAAGTCGGCGGTTCCAAAAACTATGTCAACTTTAGAGTTTTTGAATCAGGATTGATAGATGGCTATTACATCGACAAGAGTAGTCACTGCTAATTTTAGTGGTGATGGATTACAAGATGCTTTTGTATTTTCGGCGGGAAGTAATGCCCTTGCGCCAGGGGCCGTTAGCGTCTTTACATTAACTGTCGGTGCTAATACTATCACAATTCCTACTGGTGGTAGCCAAGTAACAGGTGCTACCATTGTTCCACCGACTGGTAATACTAGTACATTAACTGTTAAGGGCACAACTGGTGATACAGGTATTGCAATTCATAAAACTGACCCAACTAGTTTAGCCCTTGATACGACATCAACTACACAAACCAGTTTTGTTATTACAGTTGGAACAACTACTGTAACTGGTTTAAGAATAGTTTGGACATAGGAGTTAGCTATGGCTGTAGCTGAAGCACAGGTTGCGGCTCTTGAATTAGAGCGCGTAATTCCTAAAATTCGCGTTCTGTTTGAACGAGATGATAAATTCTACGCCAATATCAAAAAACGTGACGTAGAAAAAATCTCGAACAGACAGATGCGAGTTCCATTAGAATTACGTCCTGGTGGAAACTTTCAGTATTTCAATGCTGATGGTGGAGATTTAGGACGTGGTGGTGGGCCGACTTTCGATAAAGCTACGTTAAATTGTGTATTCGCGAGTGAGAACATTGAATACACGAAGTTAACGCAATGGTCCACTGATGATGACCGTAAGGCTGTGACTAACGCGGTTCGCAGACTTACGGCTACTGCATTAGATGAATTGCGTCGTCAGTTAGACGCACAGATGATGCAGCCTGGTAATGGTGTTATTGGCACTGTTACTTCGGATACGCCTGCTGGTGGTTCTAACGTTATTTCTCTTGCAACTGATGGATTCGGTGCAAGATTAATGCGTTATGGACAAGTTGTTCAGGTATTTGATTCTACCTTAGCAACTAATCGTGGTAGTGCAACTATTACTAATTGGGACGTTGAAAATAAGTCCATTTCACTCACCCCACAGATTGCTGGTGTGACTGGTGGAGATTTCATCGTTACCAATGGTATTAGTGCTCCTACTGCATTACCGGCATTATATGGTGTTCCGTATCATCATTCTA